CCTCGGCGGCGTCCCTCATGTATTTATAGCCGGTCATCAGATAGGACATCTGATGCGCCAGCCTCTGATGTGCCCGTTTAAGTGTGCGACATACCGTGGATTTGTTTATGCCCAGATATGCCGCGATCTGCACCATGTTCATGGGCGTCCCGTCCGTCCCCATCATGTGCAGCTTCAGGAGTTCCCGCTGGCGAGGGGATAATTCCCTACGGATGTACAACGGGATCATCAGATCCAAAAGCCGCTTCAAGCCACGATTGCTCATCTCCATTGCACCGCGCGAATCGAGATAGGTGCGCAGCCATCTTTCGTAGATCATCCGCTCGGCCACGAACTCCACTGCGGTCATGCTCCCGGAGTTCGTGCCCATCGTCCTCTTTGCCATTATCCTTCCCTCCGTACCACAGTTGCATATACCGAAGTACCTTGCCCAGCTCCGTCCGCAGCTGCTCCAGATCACGCAGCCGCCGCTTCAGGCAGAAAAACTCATCCGCCGCCTCCGTCTCCTTCATGGCCGCACGCAGTTCCTTGATGCGTCCGGTCAGCAGCTCCCGCGAATCCTCATATTCAGCTATCAGTTCTCGCATTGTCGCCATATCCACACCTGAAAACAAAGAATGACCGGGCCGTCCAAATGGACGACCCGGCCCTCTCCCTCTGCCCACATCTGCGGCGCCGGCGGGACTCGAACCCGCGTTGCGTGTCTCTCGCCATCTGAGCTACAGCGCCGATATGGGCAGCGGCACCGCAAGGAGGTGTCAGTGCCGCCGCCCCTAAGGAGGTGTACATGGCGTAAGCCGTCCACATCCAGAGCATAGCACATTTATTGGGCCGTTTTGGCTCAATTTTTAAGTGACAGTCCGTTATTGCACCTGTAATATCTCGCTACATCGCGTATAAAGTCCTGCTGCCACCGTTTCGCCGTGGCATAACTGCACGGGATACACGCCGCCGCACCCTCCAGTGTGTGGGTGCGGTCAAACAGCGTCATGCGCACCACCCGCATCCGCTCCCCGCCGTCCCGCCTGCTGCGGGTGGTCTGGATCGCGGCGGACACCGCTCGGTGTTCCTCCGCCGTCACCCGGGGATATTCCCGCAGAATGTTCCGGACGTACCCCCACCAGAGGTTCCGCGCCCTGCTCATACCCGGCCCTCCCGATACTCCATGACGCTCCGGCTCCGGCCGCCCTCCAGCCGGTCGACAGCCAGACAGATGGCCGCATATACCACCGCCGGCATCTCCCTGTTTTCCAGATAGTCCCGCAGCACCTTCGCCGCCTCCTGCTCATTCATCTTTCGTGCCCTCCTTTTCCTCCATCTTTTTTCTATACGCCTTCCGCGCCGCATCGCTTTTCGTCCGCTCGCCGGGCAGACGGTTGTACCGGCTGGCACAGCTTCCCGCGCACCGGCAGTCCGGCAGACGGCAGGTAAAGCAGTCGCTGCCGTAGGGGCAAACCTCATCCTTCACCGGTCTCACCACTCCCTCCCGAACATATCCAGATCGACAGCGATCTCGTCCTCCTCCGTATCATCGACAGCCACATAAACGTCCCCAGCTACCGGGGCGACCACCGAATTACAGTCGAGGAAATCGCCCGTCGTGCGCGTAAAGGCATCTTCGTCGATCTCCATAATTTTGAAATACCGTGCCATCTATTTCTCCTCCTTTTCCGCCACCGCCGCGGCAAACTGCGCCAGTCCCTCGCTCATCTTCTCGATCTGCGCATCCCGCCGCAGGATGGTATCACGCAGGGCTGCGTTGGCCTGCATCAGCGCCTCGATGTGCCGCTGCTGGTTCTCGATCAGGTCAGCGGCAGCGAGGTCTAACAGGTTGCGGCAGTTGATTCCATCACGCATAGGGCACTTGTAACATTCGTCATATTCTCCACCATCACAGCACCGCAGCGCGGTCACGATCTCATCTCTTGTCATGTCGCAACTCCTTTCAGTATTTGACCCCTATGTAGTCCAGCACCCGCGCATAACCAAGACCGTTTTTCGTGGGCTTCCACAGTCCGTCCGTGTCGAATGCGCCGCCGCCGATGCAGAATTGGTAGTGCTTCGGGTGCGTCAGTTTCATGCGTTCAAAGCGGTTGGCACCCTTTTCGAGGTGCGCCCCGAACGCGCAAAACATACACCCCGTCCTCTGGCATCCCGTGCAGTGCAGCTTGCAGTCGATCAGCGTCGCGCCGTAGTCGTTCTCGCCGTCGCTGGCTACGATGTCGCCGTACACGCTGGCGTAGGGGAGTTGGCGGTCTACGATGAAGCGAAGCACGTCCTGCTCCGTCCAAACTCATGGGCTTAGATAAGGGACGCCTTCCTTCAAAGGCGTTGCAGCCGGTTTCGCGCCATTTTTGCATCCGCAGAAGACTTTCCTCCGCCATTGTTGCCGTCGTGGGCTTGACATCCGCTCGGTGCTCATAGCTCTTTGATGGGGACTTTTTCATAATCCCGCAGCACCTGTCGGAGATGAGAAACGGCGCCGTAAGTAAATACCCCCACTTTTCGCAGTTGTACATACTCTTTTCACCATTTGAACGCAAAACTTCCCCGCGTAGTAGCTTCATACTTCGGCTATCTGGTGAACGCCGCGCGGTTTCTATCCGGTGCGCTATGTCTTTACCGATAATGCTGTACCCGTACTTTTCAACCACCTGCCGGATGTTCATCTTCGGACGCAGACGGTGGAGGTTGACGGCCACGCGGAGAAACTCCCTCCGCAGCCACGCGGCGTACTCATTCACGAACTTCTGAATTTCAGGGTATTCCAGCCCTGTATTCACAAACACCAGATTCAGCTCCCACGGCGGCGTCCTGAAGCTCGCCAGATACCGCGCCGCCAGATACGCCAGCACCGTGCTGTCCTTTCCGCCGGAGAAGCTGACGTAGCACTGCCCGCCCCATGCGGTGTACCACTCGTCCAGTTTTTCGTAGGTGGTCAGTTCCTTTGCCGTCGAATCCAGCGCCATCAGTTTTCGTGCCGCCTCTTTTGTCAGCGGCTGGTTGACGTGTATCATGCGTCCCCCTCCTACACCGCCACGCAGTCCATCAACTGTGCCATTGTGGTGATGGTCACGCCGCTCCACTCCGGCAGATTGGCCCGCACCAGCGCGGATGCCACCGGTGGACACACCGCATTGCCGCACCGTGCCACCTGTGCGCTCTTTTTGTATTCGTGGCCTTCATAGTCGCGGTCAATGATGTAGTCGGGTGGAAATCCCATCGCATTGTACAGCTCGCGGGGCGACAGCATCCGCAGCCCAATGTCCGCGATGTAGTACAGCGCGCCGCCGATCTCCAACAGAAGTACCTCGTCCTCCGCCAACTCGTAGCCGCAAAACTCATTCAGCAGGGCGCGTATCTCGGGCCAGTGGCCCAGATCGTCACCGCTGCGTATCTTCGCCAGATGTGCCCGGCACACGGCGAATGTCCCTCCGCTGCACGCCCGCTCTTTCCCAGCACTGGCCGTCACTGTCTGCAAAGGTTCCGAAGGCGGCGTTCCCACATTGTCGCCCTTAAACTTCACCACATGGGCGGCACATACCGCATTGTGGTCAATGGCCGTCACCGTCGGCAAAGGCTCTCCCACCTTTTCGCCGACCACGCCGCCGTAATACTTGGCAATGTGAGCGGCGACCACCGCCTCACGGTCGTGGCTGGTAACGGTGTGCAGGGGGTCTTGCACATCCAGCGGCCTGCCGCTGGTGTAATACTCC